GCAGCAGTTACATGACGGATTGATTGCATCGTCGCCCTGGTCGCCGGATGCGCCGCCTTCTGGCAGCGTGCAACTACTCATCAAGGCCGTCGATAGCAGCGGCAACGAATCGATCAACGCCACCTTGGTCGCGGGAAGTCTGTCCGATCCACTGGTGGCCAACATCATCGTCACCACCGACCTGCAAGGCGCCGGCTTCCCCGGCAAGATCGGCGGCAGCAGCATTTCAGCCGGCGCGCTGCTGGCGGATACCGCCGGCACGATGTGGAACCCCAACCTCGCGGCGCGCATGTGGACGACAGACGCCGATCCGATGTGGGGGCTGGACTACTGGAAGGCGCTGACCTACATCGCCACGGTGGACACGCCAGCCGGTGCGGCAGGCAGCCAGATCACCCTGGGCCGCAGCATCACCGGCGAGGCAATCCACATCGACAGCCGCCTGCCTGCAGGCGATGCCGCGTTTATGTGGGGTGACGCGGCGACCGCCATGTGGTCGAGGGATGACGTCGCGCCGATGCGCGGCAACGCGCCGGGATATTCGCCATGGCCGGGCGCCATCGTCGCCGAGACCAATCCGCGCCAGATTCGCGTGCGCGCCAATTTCAGCCGCACACGCGGCCGCATCGATGCGCTTGCCGTCAATTTTGACGTGCCGGATCGCAATGTCGCGCTCAATGATGTCGCGATTGCGGCTGAAGGTACACGCCTGGCGATCGGCGGCGGCTGGCACGGCATTCGCGTGGTAAATCTCACGCTGCAACAGGACGGCGGCACCGCTCGCGTGCCGATCGTGATGGACAAGAGCTTGTCGGGGCCGCTCATCAAGTGCCTCGATGCCGGTGGCACACCCGTCACCGGAACGACCGACGTTATTCTTCAGGGGTATTAACCATGACCGCATTGCCATCAAAAACCAACATGACCGGCGCTTCGGCGACCGAGGGCTCCTTCAAGACCGGCATTGATACGCTGATCGATTATTTGACAGCGCTGTTCGGCCCCGACGGAACGAAGGCCACCGCGCTCGGCACGCTGGGCGCGGCTACACCCGCAGACCTGCAAGCGGCCCGCGAAGACACTGAGGCCGATAAACTCGCAGCGCAAGTTGCCAGATCCGGCGCAGAAGCCGCCTGGGCTGCCGCGCTGGCCGCAAACCCGGCGCTAAACCCCTGGGGGCGGATGAACCCGTCAACCATCAACGAAGATTTCACCCTGGCGACAGGCTACAACGCCGTGTCCGCCGGGCCTTTAACCATCGGAGAGGGCGTCAATATCACCCTCGACGATAATTCCAACTGGAACATCGCATAAGGAGCATCACCATGAGTAATTTGAATGTACGCAGCATCACCGGGAAAGATGGACAGCCCGTATCCTTCCCAACCGGGATCAGCATCGGCGCGGGTGCAGCCGGGGCGGTGAACCATATCGGAATACCAGGACAACGCGGATTCGGTGTCGGCATCTGTCCCGGCCCTCTTCCGTCCGGCATGGTTGAAATGACCGGCACACGCGACCAAGGTCACGATAACTACGGTAACTACCAATACAGCGACGGGTCGGTGATGGTATGGATTCCAGCCTTCTACTACAAGTGGGGAACCGGCGCGAATGGGCTGGCGATCAATCAGTCAAGCATTAAGGCATTCTCGGAATACGCGGATGTCGCTACAGCCAATGCGGCAGGTTACGCCTTGGATAGGGCGTTCTATGATGGCGGTGCGGTTAAATCCGGGGTCTTCCGCTTCAAATATCTGCCAAGCAACAACAACGGCATCGCATCCAGTCTGAAAAACGGAATCGTGCTTACATCTGCGCAGCGCGGAAGCATTGCCAATACTGCGTTTGCAACATTAAACGGCACGCCCGCTAATACGCTTGGCGGGGCTATTGCTGCGGCCAAGACGCTCGGCGCAGACTTTTTTCCCGAAACGGCGTTCATACAGAATGCGTGCGCGCTGCTCAGTTATGCGCACGCGCAAGCCAGTACCAGCACAACTTTTTGTGCCTGGTATCACGCCACAAACAATTTCCCGAAGGGAAACAACAATAACGCCCTGGGGGATGCGCAGGACGCCGCAATTCTCTACGTGGCAGATGGCAATGGCACATATCCGGGTTGCGGAAAGACCGGCAGCGCCAACCTGTTCGCCCGCACTACGCATAACGGCCAGAATTGCGGTGTGGCTGATGACAATGGACTGGTTTATAAATTTACCCCAGGTCTTACATCGAACGGCACGGATTATTTCCTGCTCAACACATCGGTAGCAATGAAAAATGTTACCGGCGGGAACACGCTGGCAACCGACCTTTTCGGAGCAACGGGTCTGGCCGCAATGTATACCAACATCGGGGCGACCTACGGCGCCATAACTAAGTCTGGCGGGTGGAAATATGTCGGCTCAGCAGCACAAGTCTTTAGCGAAGCAGTCAGCGGCACAGCTTGGGCAATGGCCTGTGCTGGAATCCCGCTGGTAGGGGGCACTGGCGGTACAAATGCCTTTGGCAATGACGGCCTCTACGATCCTGCCACCCCGGTGAATGAGATGGCCTTGCTGTCGGGCAGCTATTGGGCCGACTCGTCGAGCGCCGGTGCGTTTTACCGCGCTCTGTACAACGACCGGACGAGCTCGAGCGACTACTTTGGCTTTCGCTCTGCCTTGTATTTGTAAGGATGTCAGGGCGGCGATAGCCGCCCCTATTAACTATCATGGGACAACACTCCGAAGCTGAACTGAACCGAAAGTTTATTGAGACCGCCAAGCTGATGAACATTTACCTCAACCACTTTCCAAAATTCGAGAAGTACGCACTGGCGCAGCAAATTCGCCAGTGCATGTACGAGGTTTATGCCTTGATGGTCGAGGGGCAGAAGCGCTATCGCAAAAAAACAACGCTGACGAATCTGGATATTCGCCACGAGCAGTGGCGGATGATGGTTAATTTATCGCATTCACTCGGATATTTTCAATTTAAAGATGGAAGGGAGATTGACCAAGCACCTGAAAAAATTGCCGCACATCGCTTTTTGGCGATCAGCAAACTTATTGATGAGCTTGGCCGCATGTTGGGCGGCTGGATCGTTTTTGAGAGTAAGCAAGAGCAACAACGGGAGGCGTCTTAACATGGCCTTGCTGTCGAGCAGCAATTGGAACAACTCGTCGAACGCCGGTGCGTTTTACCGCAATCTGAACAACAACCGGACGAACTCGAACAACAACATTGGCTTTCGCTCTGACTCTGGTTCACCTCGCATCCGGCAACAGAATGGTGGAACAAAGGGAGACGCTTTCCGGCTCGTGATCGGCGCAGTAATCGTCACGGCGAAATCGGTATGCTTCCGCGACTCTGGTAGGTGCCATGTTGCACTCGAAGGTTTCGTGCCATGAAGCGCATCGGATTCTTATTTGAGAAAGCTTTTACGCAAGATTCGTTGCTGACCGCTTTTTATGCTGCGGCCAGGCATAAGCACGGCAAGCGCGCCTGCTTTCAATTTGAGCGCAGACTGGCGAGCAGCATCAATGCGCTGCATCGCGAACTGGCCGACGGCAGCTATCAGCCGCGCCCTTATTACAGTTTCATGGTTTACGAACCCAAGCCGCGCCGCATCTTCGCACCCGCCTTCCGCGATCTGGTGGTGCAGCACGCCATCTACCGCGTGGTTTCACCGATATTCGATTCTGGGTTTATCGATCAGTCGTTCGCGTGTCGCATCGGCTACGGCACCCACAAAGCCGCAGATTACGCGCAGGCGGCATTGCAGCAGATTCCGCGCGACAGTTACACGCTCAAGCTGGATATCCGCAAATTCTTCTACCGCATCGACCGCGGGATCTTGCGCCGCCTGATCGAGCGCAAGATCAAGGATGCGCGCTTCGTTGACCTAATGATGGCGTTTGCCGATCATGGCGAGCCGGTAGGCATCCCCATCGGCAACCTGTTGTCGCAACTTTACGCGTTGATCTACCTGAATCCGCTCGATCACTTCATTAAGCGCGAGCTGGGCATCCGGCACTATTGCCGTTATGTGGACGACTTCGTGTTGTTCGGCATCAGCCGCGGTGAGGCGGTTGAATACCAGCGCGTCATTATCGAATTCATCCAGCGCGAATTAAAGCTGGAATTATCAAAATCCACCATCGCGCCCGTGTCACGCGGGATCAACTTCGTCGGCTACCGCACCTGGGCAAGCAAACGCTTTATCCGCCGCCACAGCATGGGTAACTATCGAAAGGCCATGCGCCGAGGCGAGATCGATTCCGCCACCTCCATTTTGGGACACGCCCGCCGTACCCATTCTTTGCAGCACATGCTGCGCTTTTCTAAGGAGCATCACCATGACAACTATCATCGCTTACCAAAAATATATCACCGCAGACATCACCCGCGAGCTGCGCTTGCCGGAGGACGAGAATCATCAGCGCCTCGGCACTGAACTGGCCACGATTGACGGTGTGACATACGTCTGCTTGCCGGACGGCGCAATACTCCCAGCCGATCAGCCGCAAGAGATCGCCGCCGGCATCGCCGTCATGACGCTCAGTGCCGCGCAGATCACCGCCATCAAGGCCGCCAGCCCGCATGTGCGTTTAATCAACCAGCGCGTTGCCGAGATGATTGCTGCCGAATACAGCCTGGCGGACGAGATCAAGCTGCTGCGCACCGCACCCTCAGCCGAATTCGAGGCCTACAACGCCCACGCCGAAGCGTGCAGGGCGTGGGGCAGGGCGGAGAAGGCGAAGCTGGGGTTGTGATGCGCTGCCCATCCATCACCATCTATACCGACAACCTGCCCGATAACGTCGGCGGCTGCGCCAACGCCTGCGTGGTGCGCATCCGCACGAAGTACCGCAGCGATGCCGGCATCCATGCGCACGAGGCGGAGCATGTGCGGCAGTGGTATGTAGGCGTATTGATCGGCGCGCTGGCCGCGCTGGCCATATCGAGCATGTCCTCGGAATGGCCCGGATATTGGCCGCTGGCACTGAGCGCAGGCGGCGCTCTGCACCCGCTCGCTTACCTGCTGCTGCCGCGCTACCGCCTCTGGGCCGAGGCGCGCGCCTATCGCATCCAGGCGACACATTACCCGGATGACCGGACACGGTTGTTCGCGGGGTTTATTACAACAAGCTACGGACTGGAGATTACACCGGGTACGGCGCTGGATGCGATAACGAAATGCTAGGCACGTAATCCACGCGCTCGGATGATTTGACGCCAGGCATATCTGCGCCGTGTTCCGCGCGCACTTTGAGCGGGTCGGACGGGTTGAAGCCGAGGATGTCGAGCAGGGGGAGGATCAGCGCCTGCTTGGTGGTTTCTTCGGTGGTGCAGTGCTCGCCGACTTTTTTGATGTGTTCGGCGTGCTGGCGCAGACGGGTTTTGAAGTCATCCATGCGGTTCCCCTTTTTTATTTTCCCAGCATCTGTTCATGCGTCTGCATCCCGGTGCTGATTACTGTGGGTTCGATTTTGTATTCGGCGACAACCTGCCGAATAACATCGGGCTGTTCCGCCTCATTCAGTTTTTCGAGAAGCTCATCTTTGATGGATGTCTTCAGCAGCGCGTGAAGCAGCGCGAGCGTCGCGTCATTGTCCGGCATCGTGTTCTCCCCTCGTCTCGGTTAATAAATCAAGCAACGCCGCCTGCGCTTTCGGCGTGAGCTTGTCGAACTCCCTCATCAACACCTTGTGCTTGTCATTGATGGACTGCACGATATAAGCGCCCTGCGTTTGCTGCACCACATTCGCGGGACACTTGTCCCCCTTGCCTGTAGATAACCACTCAGGGTTTACCCCCAACGCGCGAGCGACCGGGAACAAATAAACCGCCTGGATGCTTTTGGTGTTGCCGTTCACCCACCCAGAAACAGCAGCGCGACTAACTTTTGCGGCGCGTACCAAATCAGCCTGCTTCATCCCTGTTTCAGCCAGTCTTTCATTTAACCGCTCAAGCGTACTTAGTGCCATTTGTTAATTCTAATTAGCGTGATGATTAAAGTGCTTGACATGAATGTTAAGGTCGTTTAACGTGTCATCTGTAAAGAGTGCTTAACAAGGAATGATGTTGAAAACAACGAACGCAGTCCATTATCTCGGCAAGGAGCGCACCTTCGATGAGTTGCTGGCATCGGTCGGCCCCGAGAAGGTGTACAGCATCAAGCTCGAAAGCGTATGCGATCTCAACCGCACTCTGGAGGATGCGGCGGAGGCTGCGGGGTTGCTGGCAACGATGAGCTGGCTCCCGGACAACCGGGAGAGCGAGCAGGAGATGGTGCAACGCCTCCGCAATTTTATTCTCGATCTGCGGCTGAATTATTCGGGCCGCGACACGCCGGGCATTTTTAAGGGCGGACATTAAAGAAACGTAAAGGAGTTTTATGAAAACAGCAGACGCAATCAAACATTACGGCTCGGCGGCACGCCTTTCCGAGGCGCTGGACATTTCGAGCGCGGCGGTCTCGATGTGGGGCGAAGAAGTTCCATTCGGGCGCGCCTATCAGTTGCAGGTTCTGACCAAAGGGAAGTTGCAGGCCACACCAAAAGAGCAAAACACCAAGGCCGCCGCAGCGGCATAACCATATAAAGGAGCGAGCGATGAGCAAGATCACGTTTCAAATCGAGTACGCAGGATTGCAGTTGACCATCGGCAAGAACGAGCGCGGCGAGGATGTCACGCCGCTGAAACCGATTGTTACCGAAGTGCTGGGGCTTAACTGGACAACACAGTACGAAAAGGTCACAAAAAGCACGTTTTTGATGCGCGAATTAGGGGTCTGCATACCCCTTAAGGGGTACGCAGATGACCAAAAACGCGAGCAAATCTGCATAAAACTCGACCGGGTTGCCTATTATTTGATGACCATCAACCCGGACAGGGTGCGCGCCAACGGCAATATCTCCGGCGCGGAATATCTCGAAGCCAAGATCAGCGAGTGGGCCGATGCCCTGCACGACTACGAGGAAATGGGTGTCGCCTTCAACCTGAACCACTACAAGATGCAGGAATTCCGCATGAAGACGGATCGCTTCATCGCCCAGGTGATCGCCATCAAGAACAAAACCGAACCCAAGAACGACCGGGCGTTGCTGGAGCAGATGATTCTTTCCAGAGCCAAGGAAACGGGATATCCGTACCAGCCCGATCTGATCGATACGCCAGCAGCCAAGTAATACCCATCCCTGCGGTTAGCGCCGCAGGGTGGGTTCGGGTGGTACGGTGAAACTCGCTCGCTTTAGTCAGCAGCTACAGTATCCCGCCCCGCCCCGTTAAAAAGAAGGTTAGCTTTTAAGGGGGTTTCACAGATGGGCAATCCAATTCCCACCGACGTGCAGCAGGCGTTTTACCGGGTGGTTCACGATTTTGGCGTGGAGAGGCTGGCGGGCAGGATGGGGATGTCGCCCGGCACGCTTTACAACAAGGCCAATTACAACCAGAACGAGAACAACCACAATAAGCCGACGCTGGCCGATTGCATCGTGGTCACTCACCTGACCGGCGACAAGCGCATCGCGCAGGCTTTTGCGCTGGCTGCCGGCGGGGTGTTTTTCGAGTTGCCCGACCTTTCGCGCCTTTCCACCGACGCGCTGTTGATAAATCTGACGCACATCCAGATCCGCAACGGTTCGTTTCACCACGAAATCCATGATGCTTTGTCCGGCGATGATTTGATCGACGCGAAGGAGTTCGCCCGCATCGAGCGCGAGGCGCACGGGTATTTAGCGGCGTTGCTGGAGGGCTTGGAGCGGATGCGGGAGATGAGCGGTGGCTAGGCAATCCCGGCAGCTCGCCTTGCCGCTAGAGCGGGCGATTCATGAATCGCCCCTACGGGATCGGGGTGAGCCGCCGGAAAGCCTGTTGCGTGCCGCCTGGGAGCGCAGCCGGTTGAAGATTGATTTTGAGGAGGCGATGCGGTTGACGCACTTTCGCATCTGTTTGAAGCATCTAGCCATGAGCATGATGGCTGCTAAAGGGAGGAAGTCGAGATGAGCAATATCCTGTTTCACCCGCAGTTGAAACTTACCGAAGCGCATCGCCTCGCCCGCGAACAGGGCGGGATGCTGGTTTACAGCATGGGGCGGGTGCGCATCCGCGAGGCGATGCGGCACAACGACCAGGCTGCCGCCGCGATCGAGGCCGAGGAATACGACGCGGCGCGGGTGAGTTTGCGCGCCGCGCATGAGGCGATCTTCGGGGGCGAGTCATGCGCGGCCTGATGCGGCGTATCAATGTGGCGCTGGGGCGCGGCTGGCGTTTTGTCGGCGATGTGCGGTTCTTTTGGTGGGACCTACGCTACAGCTTGCGCGAGTCGCTGGCGAAGGCGCGCGACACGATTTACTAACCGCCCGGCGACGGGCATTTCAAAAGGAGCGAGCGATGTTTAACCAGAATCAAGCAGAAGGGACGGCGGCGTTTGGGCGCTTTCTCACCCCAGCCGAGCAGCGCAAGTTGCTGGGCGTTCTCAAGCAGTACGCGGGGCCGGTGGCGCGGCGCGACGGTGCGCTGGTGCGGCTGTTGATCGGCAGCGGAATGCGCATCACCGAGACGTTGCGGGTTTCGGTGGGCGATGCGGTCGCCGCGCTGCAAAGCGGCTATCTGTTTATCCCGAAGGCGCACCGCAAGATGGAGGCGTGCGATCTTTCAGTGTTGCTCACCAAATCGGTGCGCAAGGCCTTGGAAGACTTGCTCGGCCTGCGCGAGGGGGCGGAGCTGGACGAGGCGCTGATCGTGTCGCGCAAGAGCCGGGTGCTGGGCTGGCGGGCGATGACGGTGCGCGCCTTCGAGCAGCGGGTGGCTTATTGGGCGAAGCTGGCCGGGTTGCCGGAGGGGGTTTCGCCGCACTGGTTTCGCCACACGCACGCGAAAAACATCATGCGCGACAGCGAGGCCGCCGACCCGCTGCGCGTGGCGCAGTTGGCGCTGGGGCAGCTTTCGCGCCGCAGCACCGAGGTTTACACCCGGCTCGACCGCGAGGAGCTGGAAACGGCGCTGCGCAATGTGGACGGCAAGGTGAACGGCCAGCCGAGGCTGCGGCTGGCGGATTTGCGCAGGTTGCACGAAGGGAGGGTAGCGGCATGAACGCTCCAGAAAAAATTCCAACGCTTGAGATCGCGCTGAAAGACTTGAACGAAGGCGGGATTGCGCTTAGTCCAGACAAAATGATGCGGGTCACGCTCACCTTGCCGCAAACCGATATACCCAAGCTGCACGCCTTTATGCAGTCCGACTCTTACGAGAAGTCCGAAGCGATCCGCGAGGCCGATATTGAGGAATACACCAAGAGCCTCGAGCACGCCGTCAATTACGCCAGCAGGGAATTCGGCAGCGCCGCCACAGTATTCGCGCAGTTCCTCGCATCGCTCTACAACGGCAACCGCGTCAAGGCGGATGTTAGCGGCATCAGCTCGCTGGATGTCCGCAACTTCGAGCACCTGATGAACGTGATGCGGCTCTGCAAAATAACATACAGAGAACCGCATTCGTTCTTCAAGAACGGCAACGACATCTTCGAGGCCATCATCAAGCGCCACGGGCTTGAGAAGAAGCGGAGGGCATCATGAGCGCCGCCTGCCCAAAACACGACACCGGAGGCGGGCCGTGCTACTGCCTGCCCGCACCAGTGCAGAAGTTCCGCGCGCTCTACGATGCGGTGAACGCGATGATGTTACCGCTCGGCGCGAACGGAGAAATCACTACCATTCACCCGGCCGTCGATGCGGTGATGAATGCGCTGCACGCCATCGATGGCGGCGTGGCTCAAGACTCCAGAGAGCACCATGTCTCCGTATTGATCAAGGCCGCGCTCGATGCGGCGGTGCAACTGGACGACATGAAGAACGGCATCGTCGGCGTCAGCAAAACACCCGACGAGGACCAGCAAAGGCACGACAAGAGCAGTCAGGTTGTCGAGCGCGTCTACGCCGCCTGCGAGGTGCTGGGCGTGGATATCGGAAAGCATGAGGTGGCAGCATGAGCAACTACACCGACAACCTCGAATACTCGCTGGCGAAGCGCGTGCCGGATATGGAGCGCGGGTTCACCATCGAAACCAGCTATGGCGGCATCGTGATCGAGGCCGATCAGGCACCGAAGATCATCAAGGCGGTGCGTGCCGCGCTCCAGCGCGAGCTGGCCGAGGCGAAGATGGTGCGGCCTGGCATCAGCCAACCCAAGCCCGGCGTGACCCGGCATCGGTGCGTGTGATCATGGCTGAAAAAGAATTGATCTCGCTGCGCATCTGGAAAGAGGATGCGCTGGAAGCGATGGCCGACCATGACCGAGCCTATCGCGCGCAGGCAGTAATGATCGCGGAAATGCACGGCGTGATCGGGAATGTTGCCAACGCTCTTCATGACGCCCAGATGTGCCTTAATAAGTACATTGAAATAAAAGATCACTGCTTGCCAAAAATAAAGAAGCGGAAAGCGAAGGTGGCCGGATGAGCACCGTTACGGGGGTTTATCAGTGCAGTGGTTGCAGCTCGTGGCACTACGACGAGGATGCGGCGCGCGAGTGTTGCGCGCCGACCCTGATCGAGGGCTGGTGCTGCGATTTATGCAAGCACTCGTACAGGAAAAAGGCGGATGCGGTGGTGTGCTGCGGGTTTTTGTGCAGCGAATGCGGCACGGGGAACGATGATTCGGATGATGTCTGTAAAGAGTGCGGGCATGATCCGGCGAGTGATCCGATTCCGCAAGCCGTGCTCGAAGCCGCCGGGCAGCAGAGGCTCACACTATGAGCGCCCGCCAAAAACCCAAGCGCACCAAGCGCTACAACCCGAACCGCATCCGGGTGCGCCTGCCGGTCACCGGCCTGCTCAACGACTTCGGCCTGGTGCTGCACACCGCGCTCAACGCCGCCGCGCTCGGCTATTTCAGCAAGCTGCAATACGACCGCATCGGCCAGGCGATCAACTGCATCTACGGCGCGCTGGTGCTCAAGCCGCCGAAGGATGCCGCCGTGCTCACCGTGATCGAGGGTGCGATGCGCGCGATGAACGAGGCAGGAAGGCGCGGTGATGCCAGCGGCATCTGGGCGCTGCGCGGCACCGAACAAGCCGCGCTGCTGGCCGGCATCCACAAGGCCGAAGAACAACTGCCGAAGATGGACGTGATGACGCTGTACGAATCCATGCAACGGCTGAAGGCGATGCCGCCGGGCGCGATGAACGTGCCCGCACAACAATATTTTGAAAGGGTTGCGGCATGATCCCCCTCGACACCATCCCCTCACTCCACGCGCTGCTGCTCACCCTGCTCGCCGCGATCGACAAGGACGCGATCAACGGCAGCTTCGAGCTGGCCGCCGGAGTTTTCACGCTCAACAACTGCCGCGTGCTCTATGAACACAAGCAGGCGCGCGGCGTGTCGCTGCTCAGCACCGCGTTCTTCACCCTGTGGGGCTGCTGGAACCTCTACTACTACCCCGCGCTGGACCAGCCGCTGAGCTTCTACGGCGCAGTGTTCATCGTCGCGGCCAACGCGCTCTACCTCGGCATGATGTTCAGTTACCGCAGCCGTGGCTCATTCGATGCAATTTACATCGGCACAGGGAAATAAAGCATGACGAACCTATTTTTCCCCATCGAGCGGCTGCGCCTGTTTTCGGCGAATGGGCAGGTGTACCGCGCGTTCCATCACTTGCTGGCGGCGCGCATGGGGTCGCTGTTGATGGTGCCGCTGCATCTGGTGCTGGGGCGCTGCGACGCGGTGATCGACGGTTGCCCGGTGCCGTGGGAGGAGGTGCATGCGGTGCTGGATTATCCGGCGGTGAACCCGCTGACGAATCCGGCCAAGTGGGACATTGATGACCATGTGGCGCAGTTCGGCTACCTGGGCATCGCGCCGGCTGAATGCGTGCTGGATTACATCACGCCGATGGTGGGCGGCGAGGAGAAGGTGCTGCGGCTAGTGCATCCGTGCGGGGTGCGGTATGCGGTGGCGATGGGTAACGTTCAAATTGGGCGCTGATCTGCACGATTTACCAGCCGAACATCCAGACAGGAATAGACCTCTAGCAGGATGTTGGTACAGATGGACGAAAGGGAAGGCGTGGCGCGAAGTGAAGCAAACATTCGGCATCGCTCACGCTTCATACAATGATCTTGGCCCGGCATGGATAGAGACAAGCGTTTTTTGCTGGGTGCCCAACGTTCAAATTGAGGGGCAGGCCGCTTCTGGCCTGTCCCGCTCGAATGCAGGGTTGTGCGTCAATATTACGGAGTGAGGACTTGGAGAATGAATTGCGAACCATGCACTTGTTTGCCGGAATTGGAGGCGGATTGCTTGCCGATCTCATTCTCGGACACAGGCCGATTATTGCCGTCGAGTGGGATAAATACGCTTGCAGAATCTTGCGCGAACGAGCAGCAGGCGGATGGTTTCCACACTTGTCAGTGTGGGAAGGAGACGTTCGGATGTTCGATCCATCCGAATACGCGGGGCGAGTGGATTGCATTCATGCGGGGTTCCCTTGCCAAGATATTAGTGTCGCTGGAAAACAGGCCGGGCTTGGAGAAGGCACTCGCAGCGGGCTTTACCGAGAAGTCTTGCGAATCGCTGGCGTGGTACGACCGCGATACATCTTCTTGGAAAACGTATCAGCGATCCTTTCTAACGGGCTGGGAACCGTACTCGGAGACTTGGCCGCGCTGGGGTATGACTGCCGATGGCTCTGCATTCGTGCATCCGATGTCGGAGCGCCGCATGGGCGCGATAGATGGTTCTGTCTCGCAACAATTGGCAACACCGAACACGATGGACAGTTTACCGCCGAAATCGGCGGAAGCACTGGAGCGGGAAGCGACGATTGCGCGCCCTGGGCGCAGCAAGCCTGCGAACCTGCGCGACCAAGTGAGCAACATGCAGAACTGGCCGACACCAAGCGCGACAGACTACAAAGGCAGCGGGAAAACGGGAACGCTACGCGACAGATTGGATTATGCGGTGGAGAGAGGCGCAACCAAGAGCAAGACATTTGCAACGCCGCAGGCGCGGGACTATCGGACAGGGCAGGAAAGCCGCTGGAACGATCCGGCGCGCAGTCGGAACTTGAACGACCAGATTGGTGGGCAACTCAATCCGAAGTGGGTCAGTTGGCTCATGGGGTTCCCAACAGAGTGGGCGCTCTTAAAGGATTAGGAAACGCACAAGTCCCGCTACAGGCAGCGGCAGCATGGCGGATTTTGACGCACAACGTGGAGGTCAGGGGAACTTGCGCGGCTTCTTGCGCAAGTTCCCCTGCACCGTAGGGTTGGAGGGCACATGGCTACCACGAAGAAAGAAAGGGCGGAGCAGGCAAACCGGTTCCTCGCAGCGATTGCCGGATGCGGGCGGCAGTTCTTCGCGCACAACGGGCGGGTTTCTCGGTTTGCGGTGGATGACCGCGGACGCATCTGGTTCGTGGATGCGTACCGCGAAGCCAAGATTTACACGGCATGCAAGTGGAGCCGCTGGCGCGGGTTCAGCGAGGGCGGGACGCTGCGAGCGCTGGTGCTACAGCTTTGCGATTTCATCCGCACAGGCACTCCGGCCTCGATCCATCTCGGCCCGTGGCCCGATTGGATTTGCAACGGCGATCTATGGGGGTACGGCGGCGACATGGAGACGGTGCGACAAGCGGCGCAGGCTGCCGGGGTTGTGCCCTCCAACGCTCCGCATGAGGGGCGCGAGCTTGCGAGCGTCCCTCTCGATGCGGTTGTTGGGGGACGCGATGCGAAGTGAAACCGT